AGCCAGTATTCTGGTATCTCAAAGGGCCTTAAAACATGAATGTTTCTTTTCCAGATATCACCAAAGAAAGAGCCAACAACTAAATCCCAATCGCCTTCTCTTAATGCCTTTGCCAACTCATGAGGCAATCCACTAAACGAACTGGCATAAGATGGATCAATATAAGCATTATCATCCATCCTTGCAGGAATATACATTGTGAGCCAACCCTTATCCTTTGGATTATTAGGGTCTTTCATGGTCACATCATAAAAATATGTTTTTGCAGGTGCAGGGTCAATATACAAAGCCTTTAAAAAATTATGACTTTGACCACCAGGATTAGCAGTCATTACCAACCTTGGTAAATAATCTTTCTGCTTGGGCTCAAAACCACCCAGTCTCATCCTACTCTTAATATAACCAAGCTGATAAGCACTCATTTGACCTGCTTCATCAATACCAGCTATATGAATTTCTGTACCCTGTATCCTCTCACAATCATTATCTCTTTCCAGATACTGAAACTGGATAGAACTGCCATTGTAAAACTCATACCTCTTCCTAGTCTCATTATAATTACCTAACTCAATCGGTAATTCTTTTTTCAAAGGCTGAATATGATTGGCATCTAATTCTGGTAATGACCTTCTAAAAATAAAGGCATTTAAACCAGGGTTTTCCAAACAAAAAGCAATGATATCCCATCTTAAACTATGACTCTTACCACCACCAGCAGCACCACCAAACAATATCTGTTTAGCCTTACACTTGTGCAATAACTCCTGTTTAGGTTGAGGAGTGTAATCTAACTGAATGGTTTTTCTTGCCATTGTGCAACCTGTAATCTTTTTTTTATTACAAGAGGGCTGTTCACCAAGATACATAAATGATGATTTTTATTGTATCCATTCATAATTTAAACTGCCATTCAAGGCCAAGTAGACAGCCGACCCTCTTGTAAACTTTATGTAACCTGTAATCTTTTTAATTTTTTGTGCGTGGGTGCGTGTTTGTTATACGTCTTCGTCTTCGCAAACAGACCTACCCTGTGGGGCTTTGCCTGGGGGGTAGTCTAGCAAAAGTGTCTAGTTGTATTTGTAAATCCTACCAAATCCGTAGGTTACAGAAGATTAGTCAACTGATTTAGTATCAGTGGTATGTATATCTACAATCTCTTCTTTGTCACCACGATTAATATTGATCTGTACTGCTAAGTTGTTGTTCTTGCTTTCTTTTTCACCAAATATATCTTTGTGTGTTCTTTCCAATACCCAAGTATCAGCTTTCCAATCACCTCTTTTACCTGCTGCTGAAATGTTCTGTAACCTGTCAGCCACAGCCATGCTTTCGGCTTTGCGTACATTATCGGCAAAAGACATATCCTCTCTTACCCAACGCAAAAAACTATCCATACTCACCCCACTTGCTTGCACTGCAATCTTTCTTGGGTTACCAGACCTAAGTAATCCGAGGATACTATCTATCGTCTCTGGTTTATCTTTTGCATGTTTCTGTATGTACTTACTAAAAGGTTTAGCAACACTCTTTAAGGTTACACTCTTTTCCTTAGTTACACCTGTAACCACTTTCTTAGCTAACCTTATTTTCTTATTACTATCAAGCCAACCTTCTTTTCTTGATCTCTTAATAATCGCTTGTCTTGATATATCATAATCCTTAGATACTCTAAGCAAAGGTTCACCACTTCTCACCCTAGCTTCTATCTCTTGCCAATCTATGCCTGGTTTGTATTGATATTTTCTCATAGTGCCGACCTATTTTTTACGCAATTATACTTTGGAGTAGGAACACATAACAAACAAATCGGCATTATATAAAAATCCTATACAGTTTTTGTCTGACTTGTCTAGATAGATAATTATTTTTTTTCATATTTTATACGATAACTTTATCAAAGCAGCCATCCACCTATATTTCACAGTATCTTTTGATATACCCATAAGCCCTGCAATCTTCCTCAATGGAAACTTATGTGCTCTAGCCCAGATTAATCTCTGCTCTTCTTTTGTCTCAAGCATATTGATCCACAACAAAGCCTGGTCCATCCTGTCAATCTGTTTTGGTGTTGGTTTCGGCCTTGACAATTTAACCTCAGAATATCCATAAGCTGTATTAGGATCATTGACGTAATCAATCCATGAGGTAAATTTCTGTCTTTTTATAGCTGATGGCATTCTGGACAATACATCTACCATCTCTTCAAACCTATCGGCAATTTCACTGGCTTCCATAGTTCCTCTCAAATAAATGTTGATATTCTTTAGGGCAAAAATTCACAAAACTGGGATCATCTGGTCGAGGGCAGGTATTAACATACCAGTTGCCCTTTTGCCACATTTGTGCATAAAGCTGCCATTTGTTAGCATCCTTGTCCTCATACTTGTTCTCGGTGGTTATGTTCTGAAAAATCTTAAAAAGATAGGCACGGACATTTCCCTCTGGCTTATTCTCTGCTCCCCTTTTAAGAATAGCTAAAACCAGTTTGTCTTTTTCTTCTTTGGTCTTGTAACCAGCCTTAAAAGCCATAGACAAAAGTTGTCCAACAATATCACCTGCTTCTTTAAAAGAAGTGTATTCTGCAAGCCAATTTTTATACCATTGCCATTCATTCTGTGGAACAGGTTTATCCTGTTCTGCCCTTTGTATCTTTTCTTTACTTAGTATATCTCTTTTATTAGTAGTGTCCTTGTTTACCGTATCCGATAAAACCGTATCCGATAAACACGGAAATGGTGAATCATAAACATAATAGGTGAATTGAGCATACTTACCCTCAGTTCTCACTTCTTCTCTGACTATGTATCTTTCCTGTATCAGATCAGCTATAACCTTGTAGGCTTTATCCTTACCAAAGCCAAATCTGTTTTGTATGTTACTGGGCTTAACGACCCAGTTTGAGGGCTTAGATAGCAGATAAACAAGCACGGCTAGGCAATCAGAACTCAATCTTCCATTGTTAATTACATCATTAGGTATGATGGAATAATTATCCTTTAAAGATGACTTGATGATAAAGGTTTCATTCATAGTAAATTACTCTGAGTAGGCATTGATTTCCAAAATAGTGGTGTTTGCATTGCATCAATCTTTCTTGCCATACTTTCTGGACATTTTTTTTGATCCTTAAAATTTCTTGCAACATTTACAGAATCTGTTGAAGCAAAGGGATATTTACTCCCACCTAAAGACATGCCTCTTAACATATGTATGTAAGGTAAATAACGAAACTTTTTAGCAAGCTGATTGAAAATATAATCAATTCTTTCGGCCCATTTTATAGAACCAACATTCCAATATTTACCACTACTTCCAAAACAAACTTTAGGATATCTGTCTAATAAAAAATATAGATAATCTAAATCTAATGCTATGTGCCAAACTGGAGCAGACAACTCTGCTGGATACGGAAACTGTAACAAAAGTTTTTTTTGTTCAGCAATACTGCCATCTATTACATCTGGTATGACACACCAATGAGGATGGCCCAATTTATCTTCAAGCCATTTATAATAGTTTTTGTACTTCAACTTTGTTTTATTTTTATAACAACTAAATGCACCATTATCCCACATCACAGATTGGCCTATTTCTAAACACAATTTTGCATCTTGAGGATTGTAAAAACTTACACAAAAATGTTTACCAGCCATCTTGTACAGTTGTTCTTTTGGTGTAAGTGGAGTGCCATGATAGTGAATCATTGCGAAACCACTTTTACACCAAGATGAGTGCCAACAACTTTTACATCATCATATTTTGCTTTTAGATGTTCAAACAAATCTTCTTGAAAAATATCTCTTTGATAGTAATCATTTTGTATTGTTACAAACTCTTCTACCTCTATCATTGATTTGCTTTTGACAGTAATCTTGTAAATGTTGACACTTGTGTCGTTTGGACATCTTGCGACAATATTAAATTTATATTTGTGCATTTTTTTTTCCAAGCCAATACCAAATAACAAGTGCTGCAAACATTTTGCTCATAAACATTGTCGTTGTTGCAAGAACACTAAAGTTACCAATCATTATCAAAAATATTGCACTATCAATTGGTGTGGAAATTAAAGAACTAATTAAAATTCTTTCATTTAAAGGTTTTTTTGTAAAACTATACACACCCCAATCAACTGTCTCAGAAACAAGAAATGCAACTAAAGATGCTACAGCAATATAAGGATTAGCCATCATATAACTTAAAAAAGCACCGATCAACATTGCTATAAAAACTTTATGTCCAATCTCTTTTTGAGCAAAATCTCTAAGTATAAAAATTAAGCCAACAACAATGCTCATTGGTGGATACATTGTGTCATAAAAAGGTATTAATGGTACATATACAAAACCAACATTTATAACTGCAATTGATATTATATAAGCTATTGTATATTTATAATTTTCCATTTTTTCCTCCTATTAAATATAAATTGGTGTAACCCACAGATTGGACATTTATGGTTACACAGTGCAACCTTGCAACGCAGGCACAGTCTAACTTTCATCATGTGTAACCTTGATGGCATAAAACAACTCTGCTGCAACCTGTGGCACAATACTATTACCTAATGCTTTCAACTTTTTTGTCCTGTCTTTTTGGTTTTGGGCAACTCTTGGGATGTCTTTTGGTTCTTCGGAGAAATGTCCAGATAATGCTTCGGATATCCCATCAGCCATGTAACCCATTCTGCGTTCAGTTGTTGTGGTTTCTTTTCTTTGTTGCTCAAATACTGAACTGCTACATCTAGTGTGTCGTAACTGATCTTCCCATTTCTTATCCTTCCCCCTTCGTAACCCCCCTTGTGATCTCTTGTTGATGGTGTTGGAAACATCTTCTGTCTCTGTAACTGTGCTACTGCTGTTACTAGAGTTATCTGCCCATCTTTCTCTCTCAGATGTCTCTCTGATCTCGGCCCTCTCTGTCCATCCCATGCGTTTGGTGTCGGCCAAAGACTGACTGCTCGATTTAAAGTTATTTGAACATGTTTTCCCGTTTTCGGATTGTAGGCTCTCTCTCCCTTCTTTGCTGGAGTTCCCTCTTTTGTCACCAATGTTTTCATCATTGGCCCTGTTCCTGCCGTTTGATAAGTTGGTGTTGGCAATAATCCATACCCTGTCTCGTCTGTGTGGAGCATTTTTGGCACAAGCTGGAATAACAACCGATTGAACGGAGTAACCTTCGTTTTCCAAATCAGTTTGGACTTGTTCGAATAAAAACCCTTCGTTGATGTTAATAAGACCGACAACATTTTCTCCAATGATCCATTTCGGTTTGCAATCTTGTATAATTCTAAGCATTTCATTCCAGAGCCACCGATCATCTTCTGTTGCTTTTTGTAGTCCAGCTTGGCTGACTGCTTGGCAGGGAAATCCTCCTGCAACGATATCAATGTTTCCAAGTCTAGTTGCATCTATTGTCCTAACATCATCATAAATGGGAACATGTGGCCAATGCTTACGAAGGACTTGCT